AGCCGTGTTGCGTTGTCGGATGCCCGTGGCGGCGGCACGGCGGGCTTCAACGTCTCGGCGTACTCGGGGACGGCGAGCTTTACGCTGGTGGTCGTTGGTACATGAAGACTGGCACGCTCAACCGGCTGGCGACGATCCAGACTCCGACGGAGTCGGCCAACGCCATCGGCGAGCCGATCCTGTCGTGGGCGACGTTCGCTACTCGGTGGGTGGGCATCATGCCGCTGTCGGGATCAGAGAGCGTGTCGGCCATGGCGACCGGCTCCGACGTAACCCACAAGGTGATGCTGCACTACACGCCGGGGCTGAAAGCCAAGATGCGGATCGTCTGCGAGGGTCGCACGTTCGAGATCACCAGCGTGGTGGAGCGCGGCTACCGGGCCGAGCACGAGCTGCTGGTGGCGGAGGTGACGGACTAATGGCCTTCCAAGTCAGCGCAAGTGCATCGGACATCCAAGACGTGCTCAAGCGTTTTGATGGGCTGCGGATTGGCGTGCAGAAGAAGTACCTGGGGGCGAGCGTCAAGAAGGTGACGAAGCCGTACATCCCCGAGGTCAAAGCCCTGGTCGCAAAGGGTCCGACGGGCAACCTGCGGCGGTCGGTGGGCGTGCTCACGGAAGCCAAGGTTCGCGGCAAGACCCAGACGGCCGTCCTCGGTTTCCGCCGTGGCGAGAAGTTTAAGAAGGGCGGGCTTGGGTATCACGCTTGGTGGATCGAGAACGGCGTGAAGGTCCGCAAGCCGAAGAACGCATCCATGCTGCGGGTGCCAATGACGATGGCCAAGCGGTATCCGTACTTGATGGGCAAGGTGGCTCTGATCGGGGCGGAAGGCGGCGGGGCTGCCTATTTCCCCGAGGTGGCTGCCGTCCCCGGCACGGGCAAGTTCGGCCAGTGGGCGGACAGGACGCTGCCGCGGATCAGGGACGAACTGATTCAGGAACTCGGCCGGGCGGTGGTGAAGGCTGAAGCCGAGAACGCCCGCCGCGATGCCAAAGGGAAGTGATGCCAGCCACGACGTTCATCGACGAATCCCTACTGCAGCTGCTGTCGGTCTCGGCCGACATCGCAGCGTCCGTCGGCTCGCGGATCTACGCCGTGCAGGCTCCGCAGGGGACGGCGCTGCCGTGCCTGGTGATCGACCGCCAGGACGCCAGCCGTGGGCCGTACATGCACATGACCGGCATGACCGGGATCACTCGGACGACGTACACGGTGTCGTGCATTTCGACCCGTCTGGTGGACTGCCGCAACCTCGGGCGAGCGGTCAGGGCAGCCTTACAATTCAAGCGGACGGCGGCGGTTCGGCTCGTCACGGTCAAGGACGAAAACGACCAGCAAGAGCCAGCCAACCCCGGCGACCAGACGCCAATCTACCGGACGGACCTGACAGTCGAGATCACCCACTCGGAGAGTTGACCAATGGCTGCTGACATCGGACAGGGCACCTACGTTTCGTTCGGCACCGCGCTGCACACCGCGACGGGCTACAAGATCACCGGCGTCAACCACAACGGCATTACGCGGGCGGTGGCCGATGCGACGCACATGCTGTCGTCGGTCAAGGAGGTCGTGGCCTCGAGCATCTACGACCCCGGCGAAGTCTCGGTCGAGGTGCTGCACGACCCTGCCGTGAAGCCCGTTGCCGACCTGGCGAACGTCGCCACCAATCAGGTGGTCAGCGTGTACTGGGCCAACGGTGGCACGGCCGTGACGCTATGGTCGGCGTTCGGCTACATGACCGGCTACGAGGCCGGTGCCCAGATGGAAGACATGCAGTCGGGCTCTGTGACGATCAAGCTCTCGGGTGCCCTCGGTTGATTGGTGTGACGTAGGGAGGCGCGCATGGCTCTGAGTCGTGATGAGTTCTTCAAGCGGAAGCGTCCGCTGCCGAAGGTGAAGGTGCCGGTGCCCGAACTTGGCGAGGACGCCGAGGTGTGGGTCACCAAGTTCACCAGCCGGATGCGAAACCGTTTCGAGGAGATCGCCACCGGCGGCAAGGTCGGCGGGTCGGTCAACCTGAAGAACGTGTCCGCGAAGGTCGTGGCTTTGTCGTGCGTGGACGACGACGGCAAAGCGTTGTTCACCGAGGCGGACGAGGAGCGGATTGGCGAGTTCGACGCCGACGCCGTGCAGCGGATCGTCGATGCGGTGTTCAAACTCAACGGGCTCGGTGCGAATCCGGTGGAGGAAGCGGCGGGAAAATAGAGCGCCAGCCGGTCCTGCAGTTCCTCTACCGGCTGGCCTTGAAGCTGGGCATCTGGAACGTCGAAGAGCCTGGCGGCCTGGCGGACTCGATGAGTGTCGATCAGTTGTACGGCTGGATGGGCTACTACCAATTGGAACCGTGGGGCGACGAGTGGTTGAGGGACGCGATGGCCATGTCACAGTTCGCGTCCGCCCACCGTGCCAAGGGTTCGCCGCGTCGCAAGCCTGACGACTTCATGCCGGTGCCGAAGCGGACGCAGACGCCTGAGCAGATCGTGGCGGCCTTCCGTGCGATCGGAGGCGGGTGATGGCGAAGAACTTCGGCCGCGTCAACGTTTCGATCACGGCGTCCACGGGCGGGCTGACTGCCGGGCTGGCGAGCGCTGGGAAGCAGTTGAGCGGCTTCCAGGGGCTGGTGAGCCGGATGACCGGCGGGATGGGCAGCGGCTTTGCCAGTGCCACGCTGGGGGTTCTTGGGCTTGGCCGGGGAGCGTCTACGGCGGCGGTGGGCGTGGCGATCCTAAGCGGGGCGATGAAGAGCCTGCTCCTGCCGCTGGGTGTCATCGCTGCCCTTACGGCCCCGTTCGTGGCCATCGGCAAGGCAATGGCCTACGCCGAGGGTGTCCACAATCTCGCCACCGAACTGGGAGTGGCAGCGGGGCAGCTGCAGGTTCTCCAGCACGCGGCCGGCGAAGTCGGCGTGAGTCAGGAGCAACTGACTGGCGGACTGCGTCGCACGGCCCGCATGACGAGCGAACTGGCGTCTGGCACGCCGGCTGCCGTGAAAGCGTTTCAGGGTCTCGGCCTGACGATGCAGGACATGGCGGGTCTCGACACCGCTGGCCAGTTCGCCTTGATTGCTGACCGCATCGCTGCTCTGCCGCCTGAGATGCAGGCCGCGGCGGCGATCGACATCTTCGGTCGGTCGGGCCAGGGGATGCTGAACTTCCTGCGGCAAGGCGGCGAAGGCATTCGCGAGATGGACACGCTGCTCACGAACCTTGGCGTGAAGATGAGCGGCGAGCAGACGGCAGCCATCGAGGGGATGGGGGACGCATTCGGGCGGCTTTCCCTGCTTGTGCAGGGATTCATCAACCAGTTCACGGCTGGCATCGCGCCTGCGATCACGGCCGTGGCGACCCTGATCGTGGACTTCTTCGCCCAGAACGCGAGCGGCTGGAGCCTCGCATCAAGTCTCGCCAATGGTTTTGTGTTCATTCTGAAAATGGTAGTTGGCGCGTTCACCTTCATGTACGGCGTTTTGCAGTTGGCGTCGGCCGGGCTGGCTGCAATGGGACAGATCGGCATGAACGCCTTCGGGTTCCTGCTGAAGGGTCTGTCGGCGGTTCAGGAAGGCATCGCCGTCCTGATGGACGTAATAGGCATGCTGGGCAAGTTTCTCGTGGACATGATCATGGCTCCCATCAAGGGGGTCATGTCCACCGTCGCGTCTATGGCAGAGGCGGTTGGAGCGACAGACATCGCCGCTGACCTGCGGCTCGGGATGAAGGTGGCTGACGGACTGACGGAGGGCTGGGACAAGTTCGGCGACGTGGTCCGCGGCACGACGTTCCTAGAGGACGCGGCGAATGATGCGTTTTCCGAAGCTGCTGTGTACGGGGCCGCCGCCGATGGATTGGCTGCGAGCGGCATGGCAAACATCACCAACCCCTTCGGTGCCTTTGACACTGCTCTCGCCAAGGCTCAAGCCGACGCCTCCGCGAACGCTGCCAACGGCGGAACGAATCCAGACGGCACGCAGCCCGTGGCCCAGGCCGTCGGTGCTGCGATCCGCGCCTCGAGCCAGGAACTTCGTGCCATCGTCGTCGGCTCGTCCGAGGGCGAAGCGTTCCGCAACAACATCATGCGCGGGGCCGACCCTCGGCTCGACGTGAAGGACGACGCCCGCAAGACGGCCGACAACACAGAGCGGTCGGCTGACGCTCTGGAGGACATCGCTGATAGGCTCGACCCGACCGGATTGGCGGTGATCGGCTAATGGCTATCATCGACGTTCGAGAACTGCGGTCCTTCGAGTACGGCGAAACG